CAAAACTTTTTAGAAAACAGCGGTAAAGTATAAACCTCTGATAAAGGTTCTTTTATTAAATCTTGTAAAGGTGCTTTCTCTGGGTCCTTGGTCCCTAGGCCCTCGTAAAAAGCAATGATGTGTCCTAACGAAGCCTTAGCTTTTTCTAAAGTTTCTGGTTCAATAAACCAATCAGCAGGATATTTTAGTAATAAGTTTTTAAACTCATACACTACTTATCTCTCTGCACACCCTTCATCTTTTCGTATGATCTCAAGCCCCCAAGCCCGAGCATGCCCATAAGAATAGTACTAAGTTGTGAAAACTCAAAGGTAGGCATAGATATTTGAACACCGGCTAAAACTAAAACAAAACCTAGTATTGGTGAGATTACAAAATGATACGCTAGTGCGACACCACAAGTCCAACCAACAAATGGCCTCCAGCCTGCGACAAACATACTCTTGTGTGCAGCTTCTTGTTTGTTTATTTCTATCTGCGCTAAATTAGCCGAATGAAAAGCCGTCTTGAGCTCATGGTCCAACTTAGCCTTCAGGTCCTTATCAGCCACAAATTTGTCAAGCACGTTACCGGCTACGCCTACTATTGATTCAATCATTATTCCTCATACAAGTTGTTAAAAGTTATACTAGGGTCTAAGTAACTTTCATGTTCTTCAGCAGAGTGAGTCCATTGTGAAGGTGTAAAATCAGGTGCACCCTGACCTGTAACCCATAACGCTGGACTAGTAGCCCTAACTCTATTATTAGGCAAAGCAACAAAGTTACCTTTCCACTTGCCTTCTTCGTTTATATATAATACATGAGATTGTTTATGTTGAGCAGGATCATCAGCTATATCTGAGTCGGTGTAGTCAACTGTAAATAAATATTTGCCTTGATAGAAGTCCTTACCTATTTTACAAAGCCACGGACTAGAACTAACTCGATCCATAACTATAGTGCTGTGTGTCCTTGACTCACAGTCCCAAGGTTGAGCTAAATGATCTTCCATAGGTTCTGGCCACTCTTCTACTGGTATATCAGCAACTAAAGCTTGAATTGGCATACGTGCCCACATAGCGCCACCGTGCACGTTTTTATCAGGATCGTCTTCTTCACAACCTGTAAAAACAACTTGAAAGCTTAAAGACCTATCTGGAATAGTATTTACTGCTATGGCGAGAGCATGTAAATATTCGCCGTGATAGTTTTCGTGATTAGCGGTAAATTCTTTTCGTACCCAACATTTAAAATGTGGGATATTACTAATTAGAAAAGACACTAACTATCTTCTTTTCTTTCCGCCTTTCTTTTTGTACTTAGTCTTTTTCATTTTTTTAACTAAGCCACCTTTTTTCATGTATTTGGTTTTTTTATGTCCAGGCATAATTATCTCCGTTGTTAAAAATTTATTTTACTTCTGTCTCCGTGCCAGCTAGTACTACTTTACCACCTTTTCTTTTAACCATGTCTTGCGCAACAGTTAAAGATAAATTTCTGGCAAAGCGAAATGGTTGCCCATCATACTCACCAAGCACATCGAATTTAGTTCCTGTAGTCATTAACTATATCTCCCGCCACGTTTTTTATACGTTTTTACTAACCAAGCATTAGCATAAGCTGAAGGATATACTTTAAACTTTCTCTTTGCTTCAGATTTAACTCTTGAATACAAAGCTTTATTAGTCGGGTTTGGTCCCTTCTTTTTAGTTGTCTTTCCGCTTCTTTTCTTTGCTGCCATGTTGTTCCTTTTTTTAATTATAAGTTTGTATATTATATTATTCATTTATTAACATTTCCAGCGTCTACGCGCTTGACGTAATCTTGAATTAGGATTTTTTGCTGCTTTAGGAAATTTTTTCATTTGTCCAGCTGATCTAGCACAAAACGATTTTCTACGTTTAGCTGCTTTACTACCTTTCTTAACTTTACCAGTGACAGCTGTTTTTAATTTAGAACCAGGATTGAGACGACGATAAGCTTTAACTCCAGCTTTAGTCATACCAGCACCTGCTTTCGTTGGTCGAAAGTTTTTCTTGTTTCTAGCTGGCATTTTGCCTTTGCTTCGTTTTTTAGGCATAAGTCGTCTTTTTTCGTCTATCGTTCATAATAGCACCACAACCTTTGTGGTTGCGTTTTTTATATTTTTTCTCGGTGGTTTTACTGAGTTGTGCCCTAGATATAGCCATCACACAATAGTTTTTACATTGGTCGGTTTACCACCAACACCTTGTTTTTTAGCACGTTTTCTTCTAACCGCACTGGCTATCTGACTTTTTGACATACGTGCTGCTTTTGCTTTAGGTACACATTTTGGATATTTTCTTTTACGATCAGACTTAAGTTTTGATCTACCACATTTTTTATAGCCACCACCTTTCTTAGGTGCGCCAATATCAACCCACTCTTCTTGAAACCATTTTTTAAGTCCTGTGCTCATTCTATTATTCTATAGTTTTTACCATCGAAAGTCATGGCCCTGTTTCTATTCATCTTAGGCGATATGTAAGAAACGTGCACCCAACCACTATGTGGGTCTATGCCATTGTAATATTCTAAAATAACTTGATCGAACTCTAAATTATCTTTTATAAAACCAAAAAGTTTTTCGTTATCAACGGTTGGTAGTTCTATGTCTACTGCTTGACCTAAACAATGTTGACTTGTAGTTGAGCCACCAATTGCAGTGTTTAAGGCTGGACAGCGATAACCACTGTTGGGACTAAATGGTATGTCGTAATGTTCTCTGATTGGTTGCAAAATATGTTTGCAGACTTTTACTAAATAGTTGTAAACGTCTCTATCTTGAACAGAGTTATCAATGTTTTTTCTAACTGCGGTAGAGCTTTTAGTTAACTCACGTAACGAAAAGTTTCTGCTTAATTTTGTACTATCGGTCCAATCAAAAATATTCATTGTTAAGATATTGTAATACTAATAGCGCCTAAACTAGCGGTCATAGCTGGACTAAATTTAACTTTGTCGCCAGCAACGGTGAGTATAACAAAAGGTTCACTAATATCAGCAAACCCTACGCCGTCAAAAATTTGTAGTGAATTTGTTGTGGTGTTAAAAATTACTGTGCCAATATTAAAATTAGATTTATCTCGTTCATCAGTAGTAAATTGTTCAGTGTTGCTAGGATCGAACTCACCTAAGTTTAATTCTAATAATCTAACTAAACGATTAAATAGCTCTGGCGTTACCTCAGTGTTAGCTATTGGTAATCTAGTGTTTAGCAGCTTTGCCATTATCTTCTACCGTCTGATCTAATTTCGTAACGTGTTGCTCCTAAACGCCAGCCTACTCCTAAGTTACCACTATCGCCATCGTTAGATGCTAAACGCACTACTGCTTGTCTGCCTCTGGCTCTAATATGACTTTGTGTAGTGGTTGGAGATATAGTTGCAGTTTGTCCAGAGCTCAATGTGTCGCCTGGAAAGTCTCTAGTTTTAGTAATTATATTAACGTTAGAAGCTGAATCATCATTTAAAAATTTTATATCAGGTATAACTTTTCTTAAAAAAGAAAACCTTTCGCCATCTTCTATATCAAAATCAGCTGACTCTATAAAAACGTTAGTCATTTCAGCACCGTCGTCATTGAAACCAAACTCATGTTGAAATAAAAAGTTACTGCCAGTTGCTTGTGGATATTCTTCAATGTTTGAGTCTAGCCAAGCAGTTCTATTTAACTGTCCGTAGTACCAAACTTTTTCTTGGTAATTATAAATTACATATCTGTCTATTTCGGTGGAACTAGCAGACGGATAAAACCAACCTACCTCTGAGTGTTTATTATTGGTAAAGCCGTGTATTTTAAAACCTTGTTCTTGATTAATGTCACTAAAAACATAATTTCTAACTGTGCAAGGTATTTGTTGCACGGTGCCATTGTATACATAGAAAGAGTCATAACTCATAAAGAACACACCACCAGGAGCAGTAACTGCTGCTTTAGGTCCTATTAATCCAGTGTTCTCATTTATTAAATTTAAACCAAAAGTAAAAGGTGGTCCGATAAATTGCATGCTGTAAATAGCAGTGTCAGTAAAAACAATTATTTCTTGTCTGGCTTTTACTGCGCCAATAAATTTAGACCCAGAGGAGAGCCTTAGTTCTCCAGCTGTGTTGGTTGTTAAAGTTCTAAAATCTAATGGATTTTCTTGATCGCTAAAAGCAATTAACATAGGATCTATTTCACCAGACCTAGTTTCATTAACTATCGGGTCTACGCCAAAAACAATTAAATGTCGATCAGTTTCTGAAGTTAAAACTTGCAGGCCTCTTGTTGGTACTTGATTAAGAGAGCTTGTTTGAGTGCTTAACTCGACTGCTCTAGTTGAAGTAGTATTGTTTTCAACCCAACGATAAATTTCTCCGCCTCTAGCATTTATAATTAAATCTTCACCATAATTATCGTGGCTCCAAAGTCTTAAGTTAGTTGTTGCTGTCTCTACTCCAGCGCTTGCAGCTTCACCCCAACCATTAAAATCATTAGCACTACTTGCGTTACCTGTAACTAATTGCACAGTGGCACCATTACTGTGCGCTGCCGCTGTGGTTCCTTGCACGCCTCGAGTACAACTGCTTAAAGTATTTGTAGAAACTGAACCAATAGTTATTAATTCTTCACCTATCAAAATAGTATCACTAGCTACAAAACCAGTAGCACTAGTTAATATTATAGTGGTGTCAGAATCAGAGATACCGCCAGAGTCATTTAAAGTTGTAGTCAAAGCGCCATCTGTAGTACCGCCCCAAAAACCTGCACCCCAACCAGTCGATCTAACTACTGTGTCTAAGCCAGTGTTTGCCTGATAGACACCATCCGTGCCTGAACCGCTATTACCAGTGTCACTGCTGTTAGCGGTAACTGTATTTCCAGAAGTATCTTTTGCTGTAATATTATAAGTATTACCATCGACAATATTTGTTATTTGATATTCTTGATTTAAAACAGTAGCTGTAATTAAACCACCTAAACTAACTGCTCCAGAAAAAGTAACAAAATCATTTACCACAGCTCCATGAGCATCATCAGTTACTGTTAAAGTAGACGAGCCATTAGTAGCAGCAAAAGTTATAGAGTTGGTGCTAGTCTTTCTAATCGGTGTAATGTCATTAAAAGCGTTGTTGTTTTCTACTAAATAATATTTTAAATGCGTACCCACGCCTAAGTACTTGACCCCAGCTAACGACACAAAATTATGCAAAGCTCTAGCTGTGCCTTGATAGGTAGAGGTTAAAAGTTTTTGCCAACCGCCAAATTTTTCCGGTCGACCCATACGAAAACGAATTAAATTGCAATCAAACCAACCTAGCTCATTATCATAAGAGGTTCCTTCGCGATTTATTCCGGGTTGAAAAGTTATTTTTCTTAGTGCCATTTTTTCATTTTACACGAAAAAATAAATTAGAAGAGAGTGATTTTTAACATAAACCCAGTAATTGTCAGCATGATTGTGCCAAAAAATACCAAGCCTCCTCTAATGCTTTTATTGATTGATTTTACTTCGGTTTCAATTGTTTCTAGTCGACGCCAATTTTCACGCCATCTAACTTCGCAAGCTGCCTCATGTGCGGATAATCTTTTATCTATTTCTGCGACAGTTGCTCTAGCCATTTTATTTGTTAAACCAACTTAAAATATTTTTCTTTATGTTTTCAAATTTACTTGGAGCAAGGTATTTAAGAGCAAAACCAGCGCCAACAATAAGAATTATTAGTGTTAGTAGTTCCGTCATTTTACACCTCTGCCTTTTAAAATATCAGCGTAGGTAACTTTACCGTCGCCAGTTAAATCTGGAAAACCTTTGCTTTTACCACCGCCTTCTAGTTTTTGAATGTCCTCTACAAGGCCACCTTTTTTATAGGCAACTTTGCCGCCTTTCATCATCTTAACAATGCCGCCTTTTTCCATTCTAGCAATAGCGCCCATGTCTTCGTCGCCCATGCTCATTTTTCTTTTACGATGTTTCATATTTACCTCTACTTAATAGTAATTAAAGGATTCCCTGTGTCATCCTGTTTCTTTTCAATTCTTATAACTTGATTAGATAAAATATCTAGTTCATTACGTAAGGTTTTTATTTCGCCACGTAACACGATAATATCTTGCGTTAAAGAATTGTCCGTATTATCTAAAGCTTTTAACTGACTAGCATAGGAAACTCCGGATTTTTTTTCTACTGCTTCTAGTCTAGCC